GGACCAAAGTCCAGAGCTGGTGCGCGTTGGTACGCGCTGGCGTCCACGTATCCGCCATCATCCTCGTCTTTCCTAAACAAGCTCCCGCCGATCGCGGCGCCCACAAGGCCCCCAAGCTGGCCCAGAGACGGCGCCAGCGTGTTCTGGCCCGGGATCGCCCGAGAGCTCGCGTACAGGCTGCTCAGAGCCCCAGCGCCGCCCTGGGCCGAAGCCGCTTCGCTCACGTCGAGGTTCGCCAGGTCCGCGAGCGCCCCGCCCCGAATTTGACCCTCGCGGGTGTAGAAGTCAGAGAGGAAACTGCTCTCAAGCGCGTCAAGCCGCCCGAGCTGGTCGGCCGTGTCCGCCGCGGCGCCGCGGGTCGCTCGTGCGACCGCCGACGAACTCAGGAACCCATTGTCGATGAGGCCCGCCAGGGCGTTGTTGACCCCGGTCCCGACGCTGTCGAGCACGTCCTGCCGGCCCTGGCGGAAGACGCCGGTTGAGGCCGCGCGGGCATTGTCGAGGGACTCGTCGATCACATCGACGCGGTCCTCAAGCGTGCGCCTGGCATCCTGGTACAGGCGTGTCGATCGAGCGTTCGCGTCTTTCTGCGTGCGAAACGCCCGATTCTGGAGGATCTCGTTCCTCCGACGGGCCTCTTCGGCGCCGCCATCGCCCCCGAGCGCACCGCCAACAAGCGTTCCACCCACGACGCCGGCGGCGCCGCCCAATGCCGTTCCGATCGCGCTCATTGCCCACCTCCGAGGCCAAGGGCCTCTCGAATCGCTTCGATGTCCACCGTCAAACGCCCGTTCGCCGTCACCGTCAAGAACTGTGGATCCACGTCCACCGCGAGGCGCTGCTTGCCGTCGATCTGAAGCCCGTCGCCGAGTTCGAGCTCCGGGGCCCCCGCCGCGTTCGTGCGCAGACGCGGATCACCCGCGCCCAGCGCGGGCGAGATCGGCCCCTGGGTGCCAACCTTCCGCGTTCCACGTGGAACCCGCGACATCTCTACCTCCCCACCGGGATCAGGGTCACGTTGACGTGTTCGACGCCGAACGCCTGCGCCGCCTGGTCGTTCATCAGTTCGAGGAACAACGCGTTCCCATTCGCGCCGATTGAGAGCGCCGCGTTGACGCTCGCGGTCACGGTCTCCGACGCGACACTCAGCCCGGGGTCGTCAGCGTTGGGCGACGCGTACAGCCGGACGGTGGCCCCGCTCTGCGTCCGATCAAACTGGATCTCCGGACGCTCAAGGCGCACCCGCTCGGTGGCACTCCGGGGCACCAATGGGCCCATCAGCACCGACGCAAAGATCGCGTGCCCATCGTCGTCCGTCGCGATCTCATCCATGACGCGCACGTACCCGTCTTCGCATCCGAGCGCGACGCGTCGAAGGTCCGCGGTGTCGCCATCGATCAGCCCGACGCACGAAGGATCGAGGTCTGCCGAGCTGAACCGGTCGACCCAGCACCCAAGCCCGTACCCCTGGAGCATCTCGAGGAAGTAGTGGTTCAGCGGGGCGCCGAGTTGGGTCAGCACCGTCGGCGATGACGTGCTCGCCCGGGAGATCTGGGCCGCGGGCACCGACCCGCCAACCGAAAGCGTGGTCATGGCGTCACCCCCAGGGTCACCGTCGTCGCGAGCGTCGTACCGACGTTGCAGAATCCGGACTGAGGCACGAACTGCCCCGAGAACGTGCTCGTCGGAGAGCACTTCGAGAGGTTGTGAAGGCCCTTGAGTCCAGCCGTGGGCAGCGAAGCGCCGCCGACGGCCGAATCCGGTTCGACGAGATACCAGCCGTGGGTGTCACCAAACACGTCGAGCATCCCCGCAAGATCAAGCGGGGTGGCCTGGATGTCGGCGCTCAAAACCGCGCCGTCGTACCAGCACAGCGCCCAGGGCCGCTCCCAATTCGTCCCCTGCGTTCGAGAGATCAAGAACCGCCCGGCGCCCGTGTACCCGAAGATCACGCAACCGTCGTACGTGAGGGTAAAGTCCACACCACTTGAATTGGTGCTTCGAAGCTGGAGCGACCCCTGCCACGCGATGTCGGGCATGCCGTAGGTCGAGATCCAGGTGCTCATCGCGCTGTCAACGTCGAAGACGGGGAGCGGGATGTTCGTGAACGCCGAGGTCGTCGTGAGCGTGTAGGTCGCGGTCCCGGTCACGCCGTCGCCGCAGTCCGGTGGATCTGGGCTCGTGACGTACGTGAGCGACCCGCCAAACGTGAGAGAGTCAGCGGTCGTCAGCAGGTTCGAGCACGGATCCGGGTCGGGATCCGGCTCGCTATCAATATCAGCGAGGTTGATAGGCACTGTGAAGACGTGGACCCCGCGATCGCGTCGCGAGAACTCCATGCTGAGCGTGAAGCGGTCCAGGTTGATCGCCTCGAGGCGCCGGTCGATCCGGCCGTCGGTGATCGGTTCACTCCCCGAGGCGTTGAGCGCATGGATCTTGCCGAAGGTGTCGTGGACGAACACGCGCCCGGAGTCATCGCGGGCCCACGCCTTGCCGAACGCGATGCCGTGAGACGCGAACCGATGGAGTTGTCCGCCCGAAACCGGGTCGCCCGTCAGACGCCAGGTCTCGTTCTCAAGCCCAAGGATCAACAGGTCATCCGAGATCGGGATGATCGCGTTGAGATCCCCCGGGAGATCGAGCTCCCACGCGTCGAGTTGCGTCAGGTCCGCCGGAGCCTGGTCCCAGTTGAAGAAGTCGGTCGCCTTCGAGGCCAAGAGCTTGCTGGGGTCCTCTTCCGGTCGGCCGAGGAGCGCCCGCTGCCGCCAGAACTGGAGCAGCCTCGGGCGCCGGGGCATCTCGCCCGCGCTCTCGGCGGCCCACGGCTTCACCTCGCCGGTCGCGGGGTCGTAGTAGAACTGGTTCGCGCCGTCAATGATCCACATCCGCCCGTTCGCTTGGACCATCTGCACGATCCGAGACTCAGACTGGATCACCCCAGCCCCGCCCGTGATCGCCTCGACCTGGTTTCCAGCGGTCAGGTCCGGGCGCAGCCGCTTCACGTCGCCGTTTGCCACAGCGATGTAGTGGTGGCTCCGGACCTCGCCCTGCTCCGAGACGGTGTCCACGAGGGCCAAGCGGAACAACAGGTTCCCGGTCCCGCCGGTGCCGAACCCGCACCCGACGTAGATCGCCTCAGGATCATCGATCGTCGTGTCAGGCACCGCGTTGGGATCGACCGCCACACACAGGCCCACAAGGTTCGACGCCCCCGTCGTGATCGTGTAGTCCCACTGCTCGGTCCCGCTCGAGTCGAACTTCCGGATCGTCGTCGTCGCTGTCGCGCCCTCATAGACCGGGACATACAGGTTGTCCTGGTCGTCAACCGCGAGCTGGATCTCGGTCGAGAACGGCGCCGCGTCCGTGGTTGTCCACGCGCCGTCCACAGTCGCCTCGGAGTACGTCGTTCCCTGATCGATGATCTTCCGGAACGTCACGCTCGTCGGATCGACCGGGAAATCAGCCGTCCCCGTCGCCTCCGACGGACCGGAGGTGTAGATGGCGTCACCGTCGTCGGTCACCACCACCGAGTAGCCGACGCCCGAGCCGGTCTCTGCCCAGATCACCGAGCCGTTCGAAGCCGAGAGCTTCGCGACCACTCCAAACGGGCTGTCGAACTTCAGGATGTCCCCGGTCGGCTCGGTCGGCTCGCCGGCACTCCCGGTCGGCGGAGCCGATTCGTACTCGTGACCGGTCGCGAGAACAGCGTCCTGAACGCCGAACTTGTGAGCTAGGTAGCCCTCAACCTCTTCCCAGACCGCGATCGCCGACCCCGCGCCGTCGTGGTTCGACACGGTCTTCGGGTCGTCGCTCGACCCCGGGTCCGGTGCTTCATCGGCGCCGGCACCTTGCAGCCACACCGCCTCAAGCAGGTCGAAGCTCGCGAAGAACGAGTCGAGCACGCTTGAGCCGCCGACCGCCATCGTGTACTGGGTGTCGACCATGCCATCGATGGTCGTCCACGTCGCGCGGGTCTCGCCGTTGATCCGCAGGAAGCTGGTTTCATCGCCGGCGGTCGCGCGGGGAGCGATGCACAGCGTGATCAACACGACCCGCTGCTCGTTGAGGTCCCACGACCTCACGATCTCGGTACGACCGAACGGCGTGTGGTTCGTCAGGGCGTCCGTGGGCACGTCCGCGAGGTTCGCGTTCCGGATGAGCACCCCGATCGCGTTCCGGTCCCCAAGGCCGCTGCTCCCCGGGAACTGCTGCAACCAGTACGACTCGGGCGCCTGGACGAGACCGTAATCCTCATCGCCCCCGTGATGGATCAGCCATTGGCCCGTGTCGGCCGTCAGGGGCCGCATACGAGCGAGTGCGACGAACGTGAGCGCATCGCGTCCATCGGTCTCGTTGAACGGGCTCAGGTTGCCGGTCGGGAGGAGCGAGCTCGCGACGCGCGTGCGATCGGCGTCGCGGAACTCAACGCCCGGAAGCTCACACAGCGAATTGGCGTTGAACCTGGGAGCCTCGGTGTCGAAATCAGGGCTGATCGCATTGTTCTGCCCGGAGTCGTCCGGCCACAGGTTCACGCGGGCGCCGTTCGAGGACGCGATGCCAGTCGAGCGGTGCCAGGCCCGGAGAACGACATCCACGTCCGAGATGTCGAGCGGGTTCCAGTCGAGGGTCTTGACCCCGCAGAACGTCCCCGCGTCGACCGGGGGATCGTCCCGCGTGTCGTTCGGCTCGCTCGAGACGAAGACTTCCCCGCTCGGCGACATATCGACCTGAGCGACCGGCGCCGGGACCAGCGTCTCCCACTCGACAATCGGCGTGGTGCCCTGGAGGTTCGAGTAGTACCGGACGACCGCCTCGACATCGGACACGTTCACCGCGACCGCCAGGCGCCCGAGACGCGCCCGGCAGCTCACGCCCTCGCCTTCGAGGTCAACGCTCCACAGTTGGTCCAGGCCATCCCCGCTCGGCTCGTAGCGGAAGATCGAGCCCCCGAGCGTCGGAGAGCCTGCGCCGGTCACGACGTACAGGTTCCCCTGCTCGTCGAGGCGGATCTGCCTGATCCGCTCGTTCTCCCGGCTGAGCGGAACGGTCGTCGACGAGACCAACGTCCCGCCCGGGTTGTACTTCTCGATCAGCCCCGGGCGCGAAGCCGCGTAGATGTCGCCCGACGGCGTCACGGCCAGCGACACGACCAGGCCGCCCCCGGTCCCCCCGGGGCGCCGTCCCCAGTCGACCGTCGGCGAGGTCCGCACCGAGTAGGTCGTGAGCGCCTTGTCGAACGTCACGGTCCCGACGGCCTGGACAGGCCCGCTCGTCGCGACCTGGTCTTCGACGAACTTGCTCAGGCCCGCACGCTGCCCGCCACCGGCGCGTCCGGTCCGAGGGTCGAGCGTTCGAACGTTCTGGGCCGCCGGGGTGGTCAGAGGCGGCTGGTCGCGCCGCGCCGTCCCCTCGACGATGCCCTGGTACGGCCACGGGAGTTCGATGGGATCCACGCATCACCACCCAATCGTGCCGTCGCGCCGTCGCGCGACGCGGTTGGAGGTTCGAAGCGCCCCGCCCTCGATCACGCCGTACGCCGATTGGGTCCGGCTGTCCTGCATTTGCGCATCGGCAAAGAGCGGGGACTGCTTCACCGCAGCAAGCCGGGCCGCGACCGAGCCGCCCTCCCGCTCCTCCGTGCCTAGAGCGGTTTCCGCGACAAACTCGTAGAGCAGCGGTTCGAGGTATTCAGGAACCTGCGCGTTGGCGCTGGAGTTCACCAAGGTGGTCCAGCCCGCTTCGTAGCTCATCCAAAACGCGTTCGCCTGCGCGGCAGTAGGCGTCGGGTACACCTCAAGCTGTTGCTCGGGGAGTTGGACGCCGTTCACCCACTTCGGGCACACGACAAAGTCAGTCGACCGCGATG